GTCGTCGAAGCGCAGCTTCCCGCGAAGATCAGGGACCTCCTTGTCAACAAGGTGGGTGCGTATGCCTATGCGGAGATGCAGCGGCATGCGCCCAGCCGGACGGGGAAGCTCCGGCGAAGTATCCGGAAGCGGGTCCACGGCGCTGAAGTGCGGATCGGCCCCACGGAGCCCTATGCGATCTACGTGGAGGAGGGCACCCAGCCCCATGAGATTGTGCCCGTGAATGCGCGGGCCCTCCGCTTCGACGTCGGGGGGCAGGTGGTCTTCGCCATGCATGTCAATCATCCAGGGACGCGGCCGCAGCCCTTCGTGCGGGAGACGGCGGAGGAGACGCGGAAGCGGGTGCCCTACTTCTTACGGCAGCTGATCGCTGAGATGGAGGCGTGGTGACGGTGGGGTGGAAAACTAGCTATCAAGCCATCTTCACCGCGTTGAAGACGCTGCTCGAGGCGGACAGCAACATTGAGCGGGCCTTCACGGGGGAGCAGTTCCGCCTCACGAAGCTGCCCATGGCCATCGTGAACCCGGGGGAAACGACGTTCACGCCGGGCGGCCTGGTCGGCGGGACCCGCCAGTTCCAGGTAGAGCTCTTCTTCGACGTGCTCTGCCTCGTGCGGGAAACCGAGCCCGCTGACTGGTTTGCGGAAGTGATGACGGTGACGGGGGCGGTGGTGGACGTGTTGAATGCGGACCGCACCCTCTCCGGCACGGTGAAGGATTGCTACCCCGTGTTTCATGCGCCGGGGGAGATCCGGACCGCCGACAAACTCTACTACGGCGGCGTGGTCCGGGGCTTCGCCCGGTTTTTCTACTCACCCTAAACGGTGAAACCGAAAAATCGAAATAAAGGAGATCGACCACTTGGTTGTTGGAACGCTACCGAACATCGGCTCGAATGCGAAGGTCCTGAAAGGCGGCGCGGAGATGGCGTACTGCCAGGGCGTCACGGTGGGCGCGAAAGCGGAGATCATTAAGCTGTGGGTCATTGGCGATGCGGACCCGAAGATGATCAAGGTCGGCCACAAAAGTTATCCCGTCACTATCGATGGGATGCTGGCGGACTTCAGCTTCATCAACGAGGTCCTGGCCGCTGATACCACGTGCACGGTGCAGGTGTATCCCGGTGCGGGCACCGAATCGGGCGAGGCGGAATTCACGTTGTCTGACGTCCGCTTTAACGATTGGGAGCTCACTATCACGGAGGACGGACCGGTACTCGAGCGGGTGGCGGGTGAAGCACAAGGCTTAGCCACGGATACGGCGACGTAGGCAGACCCCAGTTTTTTCGCAGGGAGTTTCGGAACTGTGGACGCTTTAGAGCAGAATCGAGAGGTTTTTCTGAATTTCGGGTTGATTGCCTACGGGCCGCTGCGGGAGATTGAGAAGCTCCAGCAGATCCTCGCCCACGAATGTGCTGAGCTGAAGCTGGTGTATCAGACCGTTTCAGCAAAGCGACTGTTTCTCCTCAAAAAATCAGACGTTACCGAGAGGACTGCAGGACGCCCTGCCGATGCGGAAACACGCCGCGACGTACCTGTACCGGAATCCTGAGAGCGGCGTCTACACGGGCCTCTGGTCCTGCATGCGGCCCCACGGGAATTATCGGGGGTTGTGGCCGCGCGGGTGGTGCAGCCCGGGGGCTACCTGGTGTTCCTGCATACGTTGGTGCCGAAGCATGTGGATCGGGCGCAGTTCCGCCGGGTGGCTACCATCGGCATCTCCGTCGGCCCGAACAAGCGTATCCGTTGTTTAACGGTGTTCAGGAGGGAATATGGAAAATATGGAAAAAGGGGAAAGTAAGAAAGACCGGCTGGAGAAGCAGTTGCAGGCGAAGGCGGAGCTCTTCGACATCCACGAGTACCTGGTGTCGCCGGACCACGTCTGCGAGAAAGACGTCGTGCTCTTCCAGGGCACGCCGGACGCGAAGACGGTGCGCGTCCGCTACGGCAAGCTCGCGCTGAAGGAGCATGAAGACTTGAAAGGGTCCACGCATGCGAAGGCGATGCAGATCCTGCACAAGATGCTCGCGGTCGCGGACCCCGCGATCACGCTGCAGGACGTGGAGAACCTGGACAGCGATGTGGCGACGGCGATTCTGCAGGCGTTGACGGGGACGACGAACCCTTTAGACGCGGGGACGAGCTCCAGCAGTGGATCCAGCACAGCCCCACCGCCCAAGCCGTCGGGCTCCTAGTGCACAAGTTCGGCTACCGCCTCCACGAGGTCCGGGAGCTGTCCCAGGACCAAATCGACTTTCTCGTCGCCTGGTGGAGCTGGTTCCACGGCGGCGGCCGAGGCAAGCGGAAGACGCTCGCATGAAAAAAGGCTGTATGAGGAATAGGTAGATGGCGAGTCAGATTTTGGAGTTGATTGTGCGGGCGAAGGACCAGGCGTCCAGCGTCCTCACCTCCGTCGGGCGGTCAGCGGAGCAGCTCGGCGGGAAGATGCGGCTCCTCGGCGAAGCCGCCAGCGTCGCCGGTGGCGTCCTCATCGCCGACCTGGTGAGGAATACGACGGCCTTCGCGCAGGAGAGCCTCCGCCTCGGCGGCCAGCTGGACACCCTGACCCGCAGCTTCACCACCCTCGCCGCCGCGAGTGGGGGTAACGTGGCCTCGCTCGAGGAGCTCCGGGATGCGACGCAGGGCACCGTCGCCGACGTGGACCTCTTGAAAGCGGCGAACCAAGCCCTCCTCCTCGGCCTGCCCACGGAGGAGCTGGATGAGCTCATGGGCTCCGCCGTGAAGCTGGGCCACGCGATGGGGATTGACTCCTTGCATGCGGTGGAGTCCCTGACGACGGGGCTCGGGCGGCAGAGCAAGCTCATTCTGGACAACCTCGGCATCGTCTTCCAGGCGTCGGATGCGTATGACTGGTATGCGGCGCAGATTGGCAAGTCCAGTAGGGAGCTGACGGAGAGTGAGAAGCGCCTCGGCTGGCAGAAGTATGCGATGATGCTGATTGCGGAGAAGGCGGATGCGTTGGGGGACAGCGTCAGCGGCGTGCAAGTCGCGCAGGAGCGGTGGAACGCGTCTATCCGGAACATGCAGGCCGCTGTGGGGAGCTTCCTCGGCGTCTTCGGGCCCCTCATCCCCGCCTTCGAGTCGCTGATGCCCCTCTTGGGGACCATGGCAGGTACTATGTTGCCCAGCCTCATCACCAAGACCAACCTCCTCGCGGCCGCGAACAAGGTTTTAGCGGTGGGGAAGGCGCTGGTGAACAAGCAGACATACGTCGCCATCGGCGTCCACATCAAGCACACAGCGGCCATCGTGGCTGAGAAGGTCGCCACCCTCGCCGCGAAGGCCGCCACCTGGCTGCTGAACGCGGCCTTAGCGACGAAGGTCGCCCTGCTTACCCTCGGTGTCGGCGTCATCGCAGCCGCGGCCGCTGCGACGTACAGTCTCGCCCAGATGACCGCCGCTGCGGCGGAGTCGGAGGAACGGCTGGGCGGGGATGTCGACGCGGCGAATGTTTCCCTCGAGGCGCAGGCGCAGACCATTGAGGACTTTGACCGGCTCTACGGGATCTGGGGCGGCCACCTTGATTGGATGCAGGAGAAATTCGTGGAGGAGTTTGCGCCGGACCTCGAGGCCGCGCATAAACGCCTCGTCAGAGTCTCGGAGGACACGATGCGGCAGATCGCGTCCGCCTACAAGCAGGCGCTCGCGGAGGAGCGGTGGACCGAGGCCGCGCGGATGATTGCGGACTTCGCGCGGGCCCATGACCTCAGCTTCAGCCAGGCCAAGAAAGCCATCGATGCCTACGTGGGGAAGGTGGAGCTCCTCGCCGACGCGGTCGAGGCCGCGGTGCCGAAGTACCGGCTGGAGTTCAACCGCCTCGCAGCGGAGAGCAGCCGAGACCTCGAGGCCGTGGCGCGGAGCTTCGACGCCGCCTTCGCCGCAGGGCGGTTCCAGGAAGCGGCGGACCTCGTGGGGGACTTCGCGGAGGCCCATCGCATCGCCTTCAGCGACGCCGAAGAGATCATTCTGGACTACACGGAGCAGATGAAGGCGCTGGTGTCCGCGTATGATGAGGCCCTCGCCGTAGTCCAGGCCTTCGAGGCGGAATTCAAAGCCGGGCTGGAGGAGGCGCGGGAGGCCCAGGCCGCCTTCACAGCGGAGCTCGAGCATGAGAGCAACGTGCTCCTCGCCCTCGCCGACACCCGACTCCCCGACTACGCCGAGGCCTTCGCCGAAGCCTTTGCCGAGCGCAGCTTTCAGGCCGCCCTCGGCTACGTGATGGCCTTCGCCAACAAGTACCGGCTCACGCTGGACGAAGCCAAGAGCATGTTTACCGATTATCTCGAGGCACAGGAAGACGCGGTTGCTAACGTCGACTTCACCTTTCCTGATTTGGATCTCCCGGACCTCGCGGGCTTCGAGTTTCCCCAGCTTGAGTTTCCCGACGTCGGTGACCGGGAGCGACGGCTCTATGAGTTCATGCACAGCCTCCAGCATGAGAGTAACGTGCTGGAAGCCCTCGCCGATAGGCAGCTCCCGAAGTATGCCCGAGCCTTCGCCGACGCCTTTGCCGGGGACAAATTCACCGAAGCCCTGCGCATCGTCGCCACCTTCGCCAGCCGGTACAGCCTCGCCCTCGAGGAAGCGAAGCGCATGTTCACGGACGTGTTGGAGGCGCAGGAGCGGGACGCGGAGGCGGCGATGGAGGGCACCGTGGATGCGGTGGTCGGCGCGGCGGATGCGATGGCGGAGGAGCTGCGGCCGAAACTCATCGTGTTAACCGGGGACTGGCAGGCCAAGCTGGCGGAGATGCGGGAGCAGGCGGAGCAGTTCAGCAACGACGTCGTCATGCACAGCATCTGGACCGACATGCTTGCGGAGCTCGTGGGGCAGACGGAAGCGGCGATGGCCTCTGTGACAGCGGTGGCGCAATCCGCCTTCAGCGCGGTCGAGGGGGAGGTCAAGCAGATTGAGTTACCGTCGGTGGAGGCCGACGTTGCGGAGGCGCACCGCACTGTCACCGCCTTCACGGATGTGGTGGTGGGCGGCCTCGCAGCCGTGGCCTCCGAGCAGCTGGATGCCATTGCACTCCCCGCCGTTACCGTGGACCTTGAGGGGGCAGACCGCACCGTCACCAGCTTCAGCCGACGGCTCCAGGACCAGCTGGATAAGGTGGCCGCTACGGAGGTGGAGGCGGTGGAGCTCCCAGGCCTCACCGTGGATGTCGCAGCGACGGAGCGGACATTAGCGGCCGTGAGCGGCCTTATCACGGACCGCCTCACCGCTCTATCCCTGCCCCCGTTCTTCATCGACGTACAACCCGCAGTAGACTTTGAAACGCTGATACCTGAGGTAGTGACGGCCCCCACCGTAGATATCGACTTCGCGGGTCCCTGGCTGGAGCAGCTGGGGCTTATTCAGACGCAGACGGAGGAGACGATGCAGGTGGTGAGCGCCGTCTTGCGACGGGGCTTTGACGCCCTCCAGGCGCAGGCCGCCGAGGTAGACAGGACCGTGGCGGGCGTCGGGGAAGGCCTCCGCGTCGCCGCCCTCAGGCAGCCCGTGGTGGTGGCGCTGGGTCCCTCGGGCGCCGAGGACCGCAGTCGTGACGCTGCCCGGAGCCTGGTCATTCAAGGGCCCCTGGTGAATATTGAGGGGTCCGCGGATCGCCGCACGGCGGAGTATGCGGCAGGCCTCGTGGCGGAGAAGTTGAAGAGTATCGTCCGCGAAACCACCAGCAGCGGCGCGAACGTGAAGACGGAGCGGATCCGGCTGCCCTCGGTGGGCGACTTCGCGGGGAGGCGCTAACCCATGCTCTACGGCGAGCAGGTGCGGTTGCTGCAGGATGAGGAGATCCTGCTGAATGACACGGCGACGTACAGCGTGTCCTCACCGACCCAATGGAGTACGCAGCGCACCTATGATATCGTGTTGACGAAAGCCCAGTTTGTCCTGCTGGAAGCGGATGTAGCGATTGGCAGCCTCGCGTGGGGTGCGGCCCGCATCGTCCTCGACGGCAGCGAAGCGGTCGCCAGCGGGGAGCTGGGGAATGAGACCAGAACGATCCGCGTCATAATCTATCTGGCGGCGGGGAACTACCGCGCCGACTTTGACTTGAGTCTCTTCGAGACGAGCGGGAATAGCATCAGCTTCACGCAGTGTAAGGTCGGGCGCTTCAACTTCCCCGACAAAGCCGGCGCCAGCCCCGTGGGCACCCTTGAGCTGGCTGACAACGATGAGGGCACCGTGATGAACCAGAACATCAGTTTACCGGCGCTGCGGAAGCTGCCGTTTGGCGACACGAAGGGTGTCACCCTCATCATCACGGCCCACTGTCGGGGCCTCGGCACCATGACGCCCCGGATTGCCCAGCTGCAGGATACGGAGGCGTTTCCGACGGCGGGGAAAAGCGGCTTCCGCATCTACGTGGACGACGTGCAGCAGCCGTGGACCGAGCGGCATAACGACTACGGCACCAGCACGGCGAACATGGACTACGGGAAGGGGGGCTACGGCCTCCTCGTGCACACCGGCGAGGTCGGGGACACGGTGAACGTGAAGGTCAAGGTCTACAATAACACCGGGGGCACCATGGATCACGCGGTCAAACTGCGGGTGGTGGCCTGCGTCTGGTGGCTCGCCCCCGCGTCTGAACCCGTCACCCTGAGCCGCCTCCCCTTCCAGAGCACCCTCTACCTCACGCTGGAGCCCTTGTGGGCGAACCCGACGAAGACGCTGCAGGTGGGGAAGACCCGCATCGGCGAATTCCTCGACTGCGACTACTACAGCAGCACCAGCGGCGCCGACATCGTAGACTGGAACTACACCTTCGAAACCGTGGATCCGGAAGGCGTGCAGATCTTCACCACCGTCGCCGCCCTAACGCATCACGGCGCCTGTATCAGCATGATTGGGGCGGACATGCGGTGATTCGGCTGAAGCGGGTGCGGCGGGCCCTGGGGAAGACGTGGCTCACCGTCGAGTACGATGTGCCGTCGGCGCCAGGGGTCCGCGTGGAGGCGGACCTGGACTGCCTGACGCTGCGGCGGGTCCTCCTTGCGCGGCGTCGCCAGCTGGGGCGGCGGCCCACCCGCTCGGAGCTGCGGCAACTCATCATCGCGTGGGTGGAGGAGCGCCGCGCTGAGCATGAGGCTGTGGAGCATGGCTACGACTTCACGGATTTAGTCGGCGTGGACTTGGAGGGCGTCCAGCTGCTCCTCGCCGAGTGACGGCGGCGCGGCGTCCATCCGTTTTGTGTATATGTGTATTGTGAGGAAGCGAGATTGGGAAATAGCGGATTGAAACACCTGTCGTCGCCGGACAGCGGCGCCGAAGACAAAGTCTACGGGGACGACTGGGAAGACCTCGTGGACCTGCTGGACCTGTTGCTGAATGCGTCAAAGAAGTTTCCGTACAGCAGCCTGGCGTTGACGAATAGCCTGCTGAACGCAGACGTCGCGGTGGGGGCAGCTATCGCGGAGGCGAAGCTCAACCTCAACTATGCGACGCATGCGGAGAATCATAAGGCCCGCCACGTCGCGGGTGGGGCCGATGCCTTCGCCGTCAGCGACACCTTGAACTGCCTGGCGCGGATCGATGTCAAGAAGGCGGGGGCGAGTCAGGGGCAGCGGCGGGGCCTCAACTTCATCCAGGGCGCAGGCGCCACGATCACGGTGGCGGATGATGCGGGGAATGAGGAGGTCGACGTCACCATCGGCCTCTCCGGCGGCGGCGGGGGCGGGCGCGGGGAGTTTGCCTATCACATCTACAAGGATGGGGCGACGTGGTATGCGATGGCGCGAGACGGCTCCACCCCGTATTCGAGCGGCAGCGGCATCGGCGGCCTCATCAACAGCTGCATCGCGGCGGGCGGCCGCACCTTCCTCCTGGAGGAGGGCACCCACACGGTGGAGACGAAGATCAACCTGAACCAGAACAACATTCTCCTCATGGGCTTAGGCTGGGGCACCATCCTCAGCGCCGGGAGCGGCTTGAACACCCACGTCATTGAGATCACCGGGGACACGTGTACGGTGATGCACCTCGGCGTCGACGGGAATAAGGGGAGCCAGACGTCGGGCTGCGGCATCTATGAGCACAGCAGCAACGTCACCCTGTTCCACCTGAACGTGTACGACGTGGAGGATGACGGTATCCGCTGCGGCGAAAGCTACCCCACGTGGAATCAGGATAGCATGGGCGGGAAGATCAGTCACTGCCGCATCAGCAGCTGTGACGGGAACGGCCTGCTCATGGATTACACCGCCACCGACTACGAAGTGATGAATATGCTGATTAACACCTGCGAGTCGACGGGGATGGCGGGGCTCGCGGTGAATGGGAGTAACTGCCGCTACACGAACTTCCATATTTGGGGCTGCTACTTCGACCTGAACATCGCCTTCAGCGGCCCGGTGCGCGGGTTGAGCTTCACGAACATGGGGTTCATGGATAACCGGCACCACGTGGTGTATAAGGCGAGCAACTACTACGCGAAGGACCTGCACTTCACGGGCTGCACGTTCTGGGGCAAGCGCAGCGGCGGCTCGGAGACGAACCGCGACGGCTTCTTTGCCGGGGGCAGCGGCACCTGCGTGGGCTGGACGGTGACGGGCTGTACCTTCCGGGGCGACAACGATGCGGATACGAAGCAGGGGCGCTACGCCATCAACTGGGGCACGACCGTCGAAGACTCCGTGGTGGTGGGCAACACCTTCAGCGGGTGGGTGCAGGCGGACCCCGTGAACGTGGATGAGATTGAGAATGATGTGGCGCATAACAGCTTCTTCAATAACGGGTCTTAGGAGGAGATGAGAGAATGGTGCGACCCTTCAGTATCGACCACCCGATCCGGGTGAAACCTGCTGATGCGGCCGACTTGATCGACGTGTTCACTGCGTATGCGGGCGAGCGGCCGATCATCGTGCCGCAGGGGCGGTACCGCGTGGATGAAGCCCTCGTCGTGCAGCCGAATACGATAGTTCAGGGGGAAGGCCGCTATTACGACTCGCAGGGCCAGGTGACGCTGGACGCGGATCCCGTGGTGGGTACGGTGATTGAGCTGGACTTCGATGATGACGATGGGGCGGTGTTCGATGCGACGGCGCAGGAGTGCCGGGGCTGTGTGTTCCGCGACTTCTACCTGTACGGGAAGGGGGAGGGCACCGGCTACCACTACGCATCCGGCTTCAAAGGTCTCTTCAAAAGCTCCTTGTGGGAGAATGTGGGCGTCGGCATCTTCCGGCAGGCGGGGTGGTGGCTCGGCGGGTCCGGGGGCTCCGACCTCTACGACAACATGCTCCTGGGCTGCTTCGGCTACTGGATGGGGAATAACGCGACGTCTGAGGAAAGCGCAATCGTGATTGACACCGGCGTCTCGGACGTGAAAGTGATTGGCAGGACCTTCAGCAACAGCAAATTCGCAAATTTCGAGGTGTTGAGCACGGGCGGTGGGAACCACCGGCTCCTCGGCACGACGCTGCAACTAGCGCGGTATGGGGCCTACATCCATGGGACCACCGCGAACTTTGACCAGTGCAGCATTGACCAGAATGACTATGATGGTATCCTTTTCACGGATTTGGATGGTAGCGTCGGCTCGAGCTCGGTGATTGGCTGCAAACTCCGCAAGTCGAGTCAAGCGACGAATGACACGTACTTCCACATCCGCCTCGACGACTACGTGAACACGCGGATCCTCGGCGGCTACTTCCGTCATGGCGGTGGGGCGAACAAGGCGAAGGCCTGTATCGGCTGGGATAACACGACGCGGGAGCCCGTCTACGTTGCCACGGGTATCGATGCGAAGGCGGGCGCGAACACCCTCACCTACCTCGGGTGGGACATCGTGGGCGGCCATACCGAACGGCAAACCGATAGCATTGAGGAGTTCATCACCTAATGAGGGGATCACCCTGTCCTTCAGCGATGGGAGCTTCAGTGAAAGCTTCAGCATAAGGGAGAGTGAGATTGTGCCGAGGTCGTTAGATGGTCGTGAGTTGAACATCACGGAATTCTTCGAATATCTCCGGGGCCGCGAGGTCAAATGGGATAAGTGGGAGGAGAAAACCTATACGGAGCAGGTGACGATGCTGGGGACGGTGAGAAGCTGGGAGCTGGTGTGCCTCGAGGATGCGGTGAGCTGGCCCAACAGCGATGTCAAGCACTTCCAGGAGCTGGCGGATGCGGGGGAGCAGGT